ACGCAGCTTTTCTAGCTTCTTCAATTGTCTCTCCAAGGCCAGTGAAAGTGAGGATGTAATTTCCACAAGTAACCAGACATGGAGCCCTGTTAGCTCCAGAGTCATTCGGCATATACCCCGACCTAACTTGGGAATAGTGGATGTTCTTAGTACCATCTTCTTCACAAAGGTCGAACAGGGGGTAACCAGTATTTTCTTTAGGAGGGATAGTGTCATAGGGATAATCAGGTTGGGATACCACTACTCCGCAAGCGATGTCAGTGCTTACTTTGAGGGTATCTCTTCCGTCGAGTAAGTCCACCATCCAGTCCAGGGGGTCCCCCAGGTGTAGTGCTTGTTGGATTTGAAATAGAGGCCATCCTGGTCGAGTAGTGAACTCCAGAGGCCAAGCGTTGCCTTTGCCGTCGATGATGCAATTGACATCAATGTATCCAGTGTAAGCAATTCCATGTAAGAAATCCTCCATAGGTTTAAGTACTTTGTCAAACAATAGACTATTTTTGGTATAACGAACAATGGTTCCCTGCTCTCCGGTGGCAGGACCGCACTCACCGCTCATCAGCTTCTTGTGTTCCCAACTCTCGGTAATCCACTGAGAGAAACCACCTAGACCAAACCAACCACCACAACCAAACTCATAGCCTTCCGTGAACTCCTGAAGAACAAATTCTTCACCGTAGGCATCTTCCTTCTTCCATTTGTTAAGCATGAATACCATGTCTCTCCAGTCCTTAGAGCAGTAGCTAAGAGACTTCTTTCCATCTCCAATGGGCTTGGATACATACCTTTTGTTCTTGTTGTCCAGAACGTAAGCAATGGCTTCCTCATACTTATCAAAGGACATCATAGGGATGGTCTTGACTCCAGCCCTCTCCATGACCTGAGCACCGAATACCCGATCCTGTTCCCACCGTTGGGCTTCTAGGTTACAACCAAAGACAGGATATCCTTTGTCTCTATAGGTCTCTAGACGATGAATGTACTGAGTGTTATCAGTAACAAACACCAGATCTGCCCAGTTCATACTGGGCTCCCATTCACTTACCTTGGGAATGATTCCATCTCCAATCTCACAACGAGATCCGTCTTTGTTATTACGGGTGTACATACGAACAGTATGGCCGTGAGCCTTGGCACGGATAGCCAAATCAAGACCACATCCAAACTGATCCACGATAAGTAGGTTCATTGTCTTCCCGCTGCTTGTTCCCGTTCCCGGTATTTCTTCATAAGCTCTTTCTGCTTCTTGGTTCTTTCAGCACGAGCTTGTTTCTTCTGTTCTGGTGTAGAGCCGTACATGGGGAAGCCTAGTGTTCCTAGTATCGCTCTCTTGGCTCCCTCTCCTTCTGGAGCACCAGTACCTGCCTGCAATTGGAAAGGAGCAGCCATCCCGGCAATAGCTTTAAGCCTCTCAGGCCCACTGGGATCAACCATCTTGGGAGCAACAGGAGAAGCATACTCAGTACCAGCAATACCAACAATAGCAGCTTTGGGAATAAAGCCAAGCTTGTTGGATAGAGTCTTATCCGGGTCAGCAATCCAGTGATAAGGCTCCATAGCGTGCTTCATGGCTTGCAAGGAAGTACCATCCGGGAACTCAATACGAGTTGGATCTTTGTTATCCCAGATTGGCCTATTAGCCGTCATCAAGTTGATAGCATTAAGCAAAGTGAAGTAAGTAAGTGCTGTCTTGAATTGATAAAGCCTAGCATAGTCTGCCTTGGTTGTGGGAGTCATCATGCCTTTGACACCCTCGACTGGATGCCACTTGGTAGGATTCAATTCCTTGGGTAGAGCAGAAGAGAAAGCTCGGACAGTAGATACTGTCCAGTCGGGAGCAAACATGGCAACCTGAAGTGCTCTACGTCCTTGCGGACTCATAGCAGCCATAGCAATACGTTTGCCAAACTCAGTCCTGGAATCCCTAGCAGCATCAAACCAATTGAGACCGCCAAAGGATTCGTTGACAAATCTGGCGATTTCTTTACGAGATGCAGCTTCATCAAACGGTTTACCAGCCTTAGCCGCTTGCTGTCTAGCCTGATCCAGCTTGGCTTCGGCTACCATGATCTTGCCTCCGGTGTGGAGGTAATCCCAGGTGAATTGATCGAACTTCCCAAGAGTATATTTTTCAACAGTGCTAAGAGACTTCTCTAGCACCCTGGTCTTGGGACCGTACTTACCAATCATCTGGTCAGTAAACTTACCAGCAGCAGTGAGGATACCTTTGGATACATCTTCGGGAGGTTCTAGTTGAAGACCACCTTCCTTCATCCACTTATCCACACTATCCCCAACTCCACCTTTCTTGAACTGTTCAACAGCCTTGGTCAACCCAGAGAACTTTGTTCCTAGTAACTTGTCAGCAGCACCCAGACTAACCTCTTTGATAGGAGTCCAGATAGGAATACCTGTACTGGAAAGAACTTCCATGAGAGACTTGGCATGGAAGAAAGAACCAATGACGTTCATATGCTTGGTTAGTTGGGAGATAGCACCCAGAGCTTTCATCAGATCACCAGGACCAGCATCAAAGACAAACTTCAATGCAGGTAGCATGTCAGGATGCACAGCCTTACCAGCAAGCTCTGAGTGGCCTTCCATGACCTTCCAGCCGTAAGGCATGGGGTTATCCTTGTTGATATCCCTAATCATGGTCTCACCAGCAGCATTGCGGATCTGTTGGATGTTTTCTACAAGCTTCTTGTTCTCAATAGCCTTCTCGACAGACAGGGCGTAGTCTTTATAGATCTCGGCTAGGTTGTCTGTCTTCAGTTTGAATCGGTAGTCTTGTCCAGCCTTGGCTAGATGCTCGTTGACTACATTCAAATGATTAACCAGATCCTCTCGGGTCTTGAGAACACGGGGTTTACCATACTTGGAACTCGTGGCTACACCTCCCGTACCGGGATCGTGGGTTCCAAACAGATCATTAACCAAAGTCTCAAGAGCACCCTTGGGAGCCTTGCCTTCGGAGATAACATTACGAGCAACGTAGTTCTCAAACCAGCCCTTGATAACACCAGCATCAAAAGCTCGTTTCCCAAGCTCATCCATGAGATCACGGAACTTGTCAGCCACATCTTTTGCTTCACCAGCAATGTGGACACCTTTATCAATGTCGTAGGTAAGTTTCTCAAGATCAACATTCTTGCCAGCCAGTTGTTTGAGATCACCCGTGTTGTTGTGGATGATTCGTTCGGTAGCCATCTTGTTATTGAGATTGATACCAACGAACTTCTCCGTTTCCTTGACAGGTTCTAGCCAAGTCTTCTTGTATTCTTGATAACCTTGGTAGAACTTGACAGCTTCTACATCACCATGCTTCTCCAAGATATCAGCAGCAGTCTCCTTGAACTGCTTTTCATTTTCCATTGAACGAGGATCTGGGATTTTTTCTTTTGGTTCTTCAAGAATAGCCTTCTTGGTCTCTTCAGACATGGGGGCTACAGCAGCAGATACCTTTTCTTCACCATGAATAGGTTTGAACTCTTTAGATTCTTCAATGAGTTTCAATCCATGATCCAGGACATCGTGAAGAGCAGTCTTGGCTTCACCAGTAATACCAAGTCCTTGGAAGATAATATTCTTGAACTCTTCCCACAGGTTCTTAATAACACCACCACCAGCGAGCTTTTCATCTCTGCTCATACCTTTGAGAATATTCTGGAAGTGCTTGTTAGTAAAAGCCTCTGATGCGAACTCATGTTCGTCCTTGAATCCATAAGTAAGTTTCTGGGAACCGCGCTTACCAACCTCTTGCATACGAGAGGGCTCTCCCGTTTGCATGGCTTCCTTGTACATCCTGTTGGTTTCTGCTTGGTATTCCAGCTTGTACTTAGCCCAAAGCTTTTGCATAGCTTTGGCAGCATCAGAAGTGCCTTCAAGAAGAAGCCTTTGGGTAGCAGCATGAACCACTTCATGCAGAAGAGTTTGGACATCTCCTTCTTTGGCTAGGGTGATCTTGTGCTCATTACCACCAACATAAGAACCAGATGCCTTGATCTTTTCGCCTTGCATATTAATGACATAATGATAGTCATCTTTAAGCTCTAGCTTGGCATCACGAACAAAAGCAGACCTACGGAGAATATCCATAAGTGCTGTCTGACCACGAGTACCCACACCTGTAGTAAGCAAGTGATTAAGAGCATCACCAGTGTTGTTAATACCATACAGATGATCTCTTAGTTCAGCATCAGTAGGAACTGCCTTATCCTTGAATTGAACTTCGGGCATCTGAGCTTGATGCTCTTTGATCTTTTGTTCAATCTCAGTTCTGGTTTTCTGAGCCTGCTCTAGTGCCTTGGGATCATTCTGGATCTTGGCAAACTCTTCTTGCAAGAAGGTTTCGTTGTGCTGAGTCCACAGATCTTCAATAGACTTCTTGTAGTCTTCCCGAGTCTTGGGAGCTTCTCTGGCAGCAGCAGTTGGGGGAGCCTCTGGCTTGGGTTCTCCAGCAGGTTGTTCTGGGGTAACCTTGAACCTCTCATCACCATGAGTACGGAGATCCCCACTGTGTAGTCCTTCCAAGGGGAACTCAGGTTTGGCATCGGGAGGGATCTGACTGGACTTGACAGCACGATTCCAGGATTCCTTACGATTAAGAAAGTTTCCTTTCTCGTCTACAAAACCCTGCTCATGGGTATCCGCAGTTTCAGCCTTACGAGCTTCATCGTGCTTGGGACCCATGCGCTCAATCTCACCAGTCTCCTTGTTCCTAATAGCAGCTTCAACAAGGGGAACTTTCTCGGCTCTCTCTTGGGCATACCGCTTGATCTCATCCAGAGCTTTCTGCTTCTCTTCGGGAGAAGCATCGGGCTTGGGAGGTTCTGGCATATCAGGAGGACGAGTATCGAGTTCTGGTTTGGTAGCGGGTTTACCACCCTTAACAAGACCGACTGCACCAGCACCAGCACCGTGAGCAAGCTTGCCAACAATGTTGGCTCCGGGCATAGCAGCACCACCAGCGGCTGAGATGGCTACAGCCTTTGGATTAACTTCACCCTCAGTAACCAGTTGTTGAGCAGCCGTAACACCACCCATACCAGCAGCAGAGAAACCTCTCTGAGCAAGGGGATCTGTCCACCACTTCCCAGCAACCTTGGCAGCAGTCTTGGGACTAGCTCCAGCAAAGCCACCAAGCATACCCCCAGCCTCTGCGGACAGGGGATGCTCTTGCTTGGCTTGTTGCCACCTCTTGTAGCCTTCCGGGTCAACAATGGCTGTGAGCTTATCCACAGCCCAATCAGCAGCACCAGAAGCAACCAAGCCCCCAAGAAGGCCACCAGTCAGTTCGATGGCACCACTGACAAGAGGCATAGCCACTGTAGCAGCCGCTAGGGGAGCTACAGCAGCAGCCCCAGCCCCTGCACCAGCAAAGAAGCCTACACCCCCAGGAGCAGCCCGTAGGGCCGCTTCACCAGCTACTTTAAGATCTCCCTTTACTCCTGGATCTGTCTGGGTTTTAGACAGGTAAGCATCCGGGTCAAATCCACCTTTGGATGGAGTTGATTCGGGAGACTTGGATAGATAGGCATCAGGATCAAAAGCCATTATTTACATACCTAGTTTTTGTTTAATCTTGGCAGCACGAGGATCATTGGGATTGGCATTAGCCCAGTCAAGAGCTTGCTTATCATCTCCCGATAGTTGAGCAGCCTTACCTTTGGTATCAGCAGCCTTGTTACTAGGAACAGCAACAGGCTTAGTCAAGGTATCAACCTTACCACTAGCCTTACTCTTGGCTTCAACAGGATCGGGAGGCTTATCATTTTCGTAAGAGACCAGAAGATCTTCGTAATACTTCATCATCTTGTCTTTGGCAGGGCTCTCGGGAGCATTCTCCACAAGCTTCATCTGCTTCATATCCCGCTCTTTTTTAATGTCCTGAGAAGTTCTCCAGGCATCTTTGTACTTCTCCCAAGCTTCTCCCGATTGCCTAGCAGCCTTGATAGCTTCTGGACTTCTTACAATATCCATGATCCTGCTAGTGCCAACATCTCGTTCTGCCTTCTTGACAGCATCATCAGCTTCTTTTACTTGCCTACTATATTCATGGTCAACACGAAGACTTTGGGAGTTGATAGTCTTCCAATCTTTTTCCCCGCTTTTAGCTGCGGCTCTAGCATCTTTACCTTCTTCTCCGTGAATAAGTCTAGCTATCATTGCTAGATCGTGATTTTTAGCAATCCTTTCTTTCATTTCCATTTGCTTTCTAGCGATCTCTTCCCGAGAAGCAATCTGGGCAGCTTGAAGCTGGCCCTTGGCATTGAGCATTAGAGCTTTGAGTTGTTCTTTTTGTTGTTGTGGGTCTATCTCCTCAAAGAATCCGGGGATCTGAGATTGGATGAGTTTCTTTTGCTCATCTGGCATCTTAGACAGGACATCTCTTACTTGCTCTGGAGTGTGGGTTCCTTCTAGAGCAGCTACTGCTTTACCGATCTTTTGGGATTCAGCATCTTGTTGCTTAAGAGCAGCATTAGCTGATTTCAATTCCAGATTAGCAGCAGCATTAGCTAAGTGAGCAGCATTAGCAGGATCTACAGCCGCTAGACGAGCAGCCAGATCTTTCATCTGGTCCGCAGGATCTTTGTCTTTAGTTGTGGGATCGGCTAGGTATCCCTTGATGATGCTTTGCTTTTCAGAATCTAATTTGATCTTTCCGTCAAGAAGAACATTGGTGAGAGTTTCTTTTTGAACATCGGCCTTAGCCTTATCAATAGCTACTTTTTCGTATTGATTCTTTAGCTGTCTAGCCTCTGCATCGGCAGCGGCATTCTGAGCATCATACTGAGCCCCGATTATGTTCTGGTTCATCTGGCGGGCAGCAGTACTGCCAGCCGCCATATCTGTCATTAGGATGCCCATGATTTATGGTCCGCCGTATCCATAATCACCGGGGATCATTCCTCCACCCCCACCACCATAACCACCATAGCCATAGTCTCCAGGAGACATTCCAGGCTGAGTTACCGTGCCACCTCCTCCGATGCCCTTGAGAATGCCTCCTACGCCTTGTGTGAGGCCACCAATAGCCTGTCCAAAGGCTTGGTTGTTGGCAGCACCTTGTTGGAGTCCCATACCCGCTGCTTGAGCCGGATTATTGACAGCACCACTACCCTGAGCTAGTCGGTTTAGATAATCCGTCATAAAGCCGTAGTAGCCTTTTTCAGACTGATCGTACAGTTCTTGGGTTTCTCTACCAGACAGTGCTCTTCCTGATGCAGCTTCCATAGCCATAGTATTTTCTAAGGCAGGGTCTAGAACTCCAGTCTTCCACTGCTCGTATCCAGGGAGATTAGATGGAGAGAATCCGGCAGGGCCAGCAGTGCCACCACCTACTCCTGCTCCACCGCCAGTATTTCCGCCTGCACCACCAAAACCAAGCAGAGGAAGAATATTCCTAGTACCACCATCCGATTGACCAGGACCACCAGACATGACAGGACCAGTAGGAACGGCACTAGGAGCACCTCCTCCACCAGCAGGAGCACCCCCACCTATACCGAAGTAAGAAGCATATTGAGCACCTAGAGCACCACGGTAGGGAGCAAAGGGATCGGCCATCTGTTGAGCTTGTTGGCCTGTAGGACTAGAGGCACCACCAGCTCCCCCACCACTAAAACCACCAATAATAGTACTGGCAATATTTCCAAGTGCAGGCATACCAAAAGTAGAGCCCCAAATATCACCACCAATGGTAACTGCTCCTTTTACCATATCCTCTAAAAAACTCATGGTATTCTCCTAATTATTATGCTCTACCCATATTCTGTTCTTGGTCCATCTCTCCAATTCTGAAATCAATCTCAGCACCATCAATACGGAGAGGAACATTACTGGTACTCAGGAATTCCCAAGACCTTCTACGATCTGCTCCACCGAGGTATATCTGAGACCTGGAAGCATTAAGATCTATATTCCTGAAAGTAGAGTAAGTATTATAGTCATCCCCAGAATGCCTTACTTGCATTACTCCGTTGGCAATCTTATCTCCAACTATTTCTAGACGACCATAGAATTTCCTCTTGGTAGTTCCATTGTCTGTTATCTGTGTTTTGGATCTGAAGTAAATGGGTTGGCTGTTATCCTGATATATACCAACATCAAACTCATACAGAGCACCACTGTAATAATCCAATCCAAATACTTTATAAGCTGTAGTAGTCCTACTAGGAGTACTAATAGCATGTCCCATACGGAAATAAGATTCTGTATAAGTACCTGCTGTACCTATACCATAAGATTGGTCATTATTATTTAGTTGAGTATATTGTGTCCATTGATGCCATTGTTGAGTAGTCATATCAAAGACTAGAGTAACACCAGTGTCATACAAAGTAAGAACATAACAAGGATGACTACCCCACTTAACTACATAAGAACTAATTTCACCAAGATTACTTCTCTCAAGGATCTTATCAATAGCTGAATTAGATACCTTGATAGGAGATACTCCATCAAGCATATAAACAGAGTTACCAGAAGATCTACTCTTACCTAGCCAGATAACAGTGTTGTCAGTAGTAGCAATACTATTGCCATTAGAACAACCTACTTCCATCGTATAACTCTGAGCAGGTAGTATTGGACTAGTAGTATTATCTCCTGATCCAGAATCATAAAAGAATTGGCCGCTAATCTTACCTAAAACAAAAATATAGTTAAGATGTTTACATATACCAACAATATTATCTGATGTCTGATAAAAATTTATAGTAGCTAGACTAGACCACTGAGTATAATCTCCAATATAAGAAGTATAGATAAGATTATTTCCAGTATGAGCGATATAATATCTGTTATTCAAGAACACAAAACCTGGAGCTAAACTACCACTAATAAGAGCTTCGGGAGGAGTAATAGCCGTTAAAGAAGGTGCTCCATTGGTATAGTAATACATGGCTGATCCTGCATGGAATATAAATGCAGCATCAAGGGGGGCTTTAACCCAAGACCAAGTATAAGTATCTCCAATTACATCCTGAAGATAAGTTGGAGTAATAGGACCCATAGTTATGGTATAGAACTTATTTCCTATACCAGCAAGCATATAGCCCAAGAATGGAGCAATGAAATTAGCTCTAGCAAATGATGGATTTGATACTGAATAAACCTGAGATTCAAACCTCAATCCCGGTCTTTTGACTAGGCTAGTAGCATTGCCGTTCTTTTCAAAGACAGCATTGCTAGTCAGGGAGTCTTTAGCAAGAGTCCCATCCCGAGTAGTAATCGGCTGACATAGTTCAATGCGTTGGAGAGTCATCGTGAATAAGAAGTGTTAGCTACAGATCTGTAGTCAGGTTGGAAGTAGGTACTGGCAGCTTCCACATCCCAGTTGGTAAGCTCGTTACGATAAGTAATAGCTCTAGTCATAATCTCTTGGCGGTAGTTCATGGGAACACCATATTCAATAGCCAACTGATCTGCCAGATTCCACACTAGACAATTCAACCATTCGTTAGGGAAGTCCGTATAGTCCGATCCCGATGTGATGTCATTGAGGGGCATCTGAGCTACCATGTGGAACTCTAGATTAGTCTGAGAGAAGGTATCCGGGGTCAGATATAGGTTGAGAATACCATTGAGAACTTTGATGTCATAGAAGAAGCTGTTGGGAGTACCCGTGGAATACTTGCTACCCAATACGTTGTACTCCTGCTTGGCTAGGAGGACACAGGGGGTGTCGATATAGGGCGTTACAGCAATGTTCCGATACCACCCCTGGATGGCCTTAAGGGGCCTGTCTGAGATCGCTGTAGAGGGTGCCTGGGTATCGTAGAACAAGTCCGTAGATCCACCACCAAGGATGTACTGGGTCTTGTTGGCAGTCATGGGGATCTTAAGCTCCGAGTTCTTCCAAAGTTTCAAGCCATCCGTATTCATCTGTTTGATGAATAGATTCAGGGAGTAGTTGGCATTGGCTAGAGTATTGGAATCAGGGGTATCCCCAATCTCAAGTACACCAAGCTTCCTTAGAGCCAGGGTAATGATGGTGTCCCTAGTAACATTGTAGTTGCTTGTAGTCATTATTAAGGCCCAAAGAATTGATTGAGATTGACCTGGGTTTGTCCTACCCTGAAACAACCCACGGTAGCTTGTCCTACGATGGCTACAGAGCCTTCAGCAGTACATTGATATCTAAGTCCCATGTCTATGTCTGCTCTGGCACAGTCAGCCACACCGTAGTCGGCAACACCTTGGGAGTTGATGTTAGTACACACTCCCCCAGGACCAGATCCAGTGGGAATAAAGGTGTCCCCACTAGAACCGGCAATACCCCCTCCTCGTGGCTCTGGACGAACCCAAGGAGGAGCTATCTTGTCAGCAACACCCCTAACAAAATCTTGGGGTTGTCTAGGTTCCCAATCATCCTTGCATACCATCAGACCATCCCATCGCTGGGTCATCTGGCTGGCACGGAACTCCCTACCACAGACATCGCATATGGCATTCCAATTGCCGTTGTCAAAGGTGGATTCGTGGGACATGGTTAGTACTTATGTGATAGGCGATACTCCGTGAGTCTCTGTTCAATGGAGTCAAGCTTATTGAGAATGGTCTCAGACATCTTTTCCATGTCTTCTTTTTTTACATAGCTTCCTGCTACCAAAACCTCGATCTTTTGGACTTTATCCATAAGGAGATCCTCGCTCTCCTTCATGGCGGTCATGGAGTCCTTGAGATTATTCAAGATCCATCCACCCATAAAACCGAGGATAGCAATGACTATGTTGAATGCAGTTTGATAGTCCAAGATATCCTCCCGAGTAAAACATTTCAGGCCACCGGAGGAACCTTCAACGATGCCACAGCAGCTTGAGCAGCAACAAAACGATTTTGCATTTCGATCAATGCTGCACGAGCAGAATCAATCTCTTGCTGTTTTTGTTGCATCTCTTGCTGAAGCAAGATGAACATCTGGACTCCAGTAGCTTCTTCTTCTTGTTCAATTGCTAGAGCAATCTTGTCTTTGTATTGGAAGTAGGCAACGATCCCCAAAAGAACCACTGCCACAACAGCAATAGCAATAGAAATAACAATCGTTTGGTCAATCACGGTTAATCTCCTAGTGGGGTAGCGTTGATTGAAGAAGGTACTTTAAGTTGTACCTTCTTCGGGAACAGCCAATTAAGCAGGCGTAGCAGTAATTGAAACAGGAACTTCAAGGGTTACCTCCGTGGGGGCAATGGTGAAGGCGGTCGAGACACTAACTGCGTTCTTAGTAACAGCAACGGTATAGTTCCCAGGAACATCAAGAACCACAGAAGCTGTCGGAGCATCAGAGGTAGCAGTAGCAACTTGAGCACCAGTGGAATCGCTGACCACAAACACGAACGGCGTGTCAACAGTACCAGCGGGGAAGGTTTGCTTTTGAGTAGCAACGGTAAAGACAACAGTAGCCATACATTTCTCCTTTAGGTTAGAGCACGTTCTAGAAAGAAGAGCGTGAAACACATTGTTATTGTAACTTAAAATCCGTAGTAAGCTCGAATGTTAGCTTCAATAGCCACCCTATTAGCAGACTGATCCGAAGGATAAATAATCAATTCTTGGATAAACCCATTGAAAAGATTAATGGCAAAGTTTGCAAAAGCCCCAACTACTAAAGAAGCATTCCCATTTATTGCGGGAATAGAACTAGAGTTGGCTCCAGTTTTTACAGAAACACCATTTCTGTAACAAGAAGTAGTTGTATCAATAGCTCCTGGAGTTTTGATTATAGTGGTTAAGTATGATGTTGCTGTACTTGGAATGGTTGTTGTAATGTAATTTCCAACAAAAGACGCAGCAGCCAATGCACCATCATCATAATATCCTGCTCCCTGTAAAGCTACTCCAGTCTGTCCCCATCCAAAAGAACAGCCTCCCGATCCAACAGATTTACTAGTCACAATAAATACTGTGAATGTTGGATTACCATTTAGACCGGCATCAAGTCCCCAATTAACATCTTGGCTTGGGACTGTTTGGGTTCCTGTGTATTTAGCAGCGAGTTTATTATTAATTTTCTGTAATGATCCAGTAATCATTACATCTGGTCTAAGTACGTCACCTGCTTGATTCAAATGGTATGCGTTACCAGATTGGTCATACCAAGTTTCCATACGAGCAGTATTGGCCCCATAGGTTGTTGAGATAAGACCACTATCAACATCATTTCCTGCTATAAATCCAATATCTGTTGGCAAAGTATCACCAGCTTGTCTGGTTCTCAAAGCATAACTAACACCGCTTCCTTTTAATTTTCTAGCTAAACTATAACCAGATACTGCTCCAGGAAATTGAGTAAAGAATGGTGTTGTTAGATCAACACCACTAGCCCTTAGCGGAGGACCTCCAACAGTCCACACTTATGCAAAGCCCTTCTGACCAACGCAGAGAAGAATATCCAACGTACCATCGTAATACGCTGAAATCATATCCACAGCCCCAGCAGCCGTAGATAGTGTGAATCCAGAGCCACCTACAAACTTGAACTTAGTTCCATAGTTCATGGTGTGGTTACCAGATCCATCTTGAACAATGACGTAGTTAAGCATCATGCCGTCCTGGAGATTAGTTGGATTGGCTAGGGTTGCATTGCCTGTAAGGATGACTCTAAAGTTACCTAGATTGGCATCTGAGTTGATGGTAGCAGCGTAGGTAAGAACAGTGGGGGTTACCCACTGGTTCTTAGTCCAGACGTTAGGTGTGGTCTTTAGGGTGTAGACGAATGTGTTGACATCATTCAGCCAAGCTGAAGTAATGACGACACCGGAAGAGTAGTTTACAGAAGGCATGATTTATTTATTTTGATAGAATATTTTTCCATACATTAAAAGCTGGCTTGTGGGTCCAATCACTTCTAGTAATACCTAGATTTTGAAAATCCAGTGGAAACCATCCAGGAGCAATATCTGCATACATTAACTGAGTCCAGTATTTTGCTTTTATTCCACTTAACAAAACACTGTTCTTATTTAAGAATTGCGCTTGCATATATTCAGAAGATACTCTTCCATTTACAGACTCACTATTCCAACCACCTTCTATAAATGCCATTGGTTTTGTAGTTAATTTTGAATAGTAATTATTTGGAATATCACTGGGAACTTGAAATACAAAATATGGATAAGAAGACAATCCTACTATATTAGCAAAACTAAAATCATCTAAATCTTGTTGTATGCCTTGATATATTCCCCCCTGTGCATATCCCCAAGCAATTTCGACTTGTATGCTACTTAGTAGTTTTCCACTAAATCCTGCATATTTCAAATCATTAGCACAATCGTTTGATACTTGTTTAACGGAATTATAAAACTCCTTTGTTCCGTGTAATCTTACTAAATTAGTCTCTGCACCAAGCCCTATAACTTCTGGTTTCAAAAATTTATTAATTGCTAATACAAATTTTCTAAACAAATCTTGTATTTCTGGTTCCACTATAGAACGCCCAGCTTGTTGCAGGGACAATGAATCTTTCCCTCTCTCTAGTTCTCCTGCTGGGTCCCCCATAAAGATCAATTCAAGTTTATTGCTTCTGAATAAATTGACTATGGGGACATAATCAGTTTCAACCACTTCTTCGGGAGTCATACCCCCAAGTAATTGGGACCACGGGGGTTCCTCAAAAATAAGTGCCACTTCAGCAACAGATGACCATTGGCGAAGATTTTCTAATATATCAGTTGTTGTGTATCTAGGTGGATAATTAGCAAATCCCATCTTATAAGTTCTTGGAAGACCAACTCTAAAGAATGGAGTTATTCCGAACACTGCTTGTCTACGATTTAGCATTATTAAAATATTTATCTCGTTCTAATCCAACCCACGCCATTGAAAAATTGCATTGCAAACCATGAATTTGCAGCCATCGTGGTTGGATTTCCATATAACGTCTGACCATTGCCGTTAACAGTCAACGCAGTAATCGTTTGAGTAGTGAAAAATTTCATTTCGAACCCTGTGGCCATACCCGTTGGCAACAGTAGAGTATGTGTAGCAATGGTGCCAGCAGGAACAAGTATTACCATGCTCAAGTCTCTTACTAGTGTTGATGTTCCTCCATTGGTAGGAGTAGCAGGAACTTGAACTGAGCCGTCAC